TGAGCTGACGGACAAATTCGACGGGGTGAAGTTATTCCCGTTGCCCGAAGTGTCCTTCCCTAATGTGGTCGCGGTTGCTGCACTGTTGTCCGCGAACTCTAAATGCCAGCCTTGCGACCCGTATGAACCGCTATAACTTTTTGGGTTCCAAACTCCTGTTGTTGAGTCAAACTCCCCGAATGAGGTCGGGTCAAGTTGCTGACCATCAATCAGATAGCAGTCAGCCAGATAGCCGTTAAAGTAATAATCTGGCGAGCCGCTGTTTTTACCTAGCGTGTGCAAGGCAGCAGAATTGACTCCGGTATCTGCGTTTTGAGATGGATTAGCGGTTATGTTAAAAGCAGTTACCTGCGTTCCATTTACGTAAAACTTGACCCTGTTATTTGCTGTGCTCTGTGTTGTATCGACAGCAACAACAAAATGATACCAAGAAGAAGGATCACGAAAAACCTGAGTCGTCTCCCTTAATACAGTGTTTTGTGTATTAATTCTGAGGGTGTCGTTTGATTGGAAAAAAACGACAATCTGATCGGTGTCATTGGCGGTATCCGGTCCAGCGCAAAAGAAAAACTGCGCTGATCCAAGAGCACTCCGCTTCAACCACCCGCTCCACGTCCACGTCTTGCGGTTACCAGCAGAAGCGGGAGTTCGGCTCAGATAACTGGAATCACCGGAAGAGAAGCGTAGTGATCTACTAATCCCTGTAGCGGCAGCAGTAACAGTCCGCAGCAGCAGTGCGTTGGCGTTTCCGGGAACTCCCATTGCTTAGCTCAGGTTGGTGATCAGCGTAGCGGTGATCTTCGTTGTGGACTGGACCGAATACACCAGACAATCCACGGCAGCGGCAGTAGTGGTCAACGTTGGTGCTGTGCCGCCGGTGAAGTCCCACTGCGATCCATACGCCAAAGTACGGCTGCCCGTGCCGTCCTGCGTGATCCAGATACAACCGCTAGCTCCAGCGGTCAGGTTCGTGGGGTTGGCGAGAGTGCGGTTGCCGCCGAGTGTCACGCTGAAGTTGTTGGCGAGGCTGAAATCAGGCGTGATCGTGGCGCCGTCGGTCAGAGCAGAGATTGCACCACGCTGTTGTGCCGTGAAGGTCTGCGCCGTGGCCAGTGCGGCGTAGCTTGCCCATGACAGAACACCAGAGGCATTGGTGCTTAGTGCTTGGCCGCTGGTGCCATCAGCACTAGGTAGCGTCCATGTGACGTTGGTGCTGATCGTGGAGGGTGCCTGCAGTGCCACCCAGTTGCTGCTATCGGAATCTGCAAAACGCAGGTCGGATTGGGCGTTGAGGGTGATGTCGCCGGTGAAGGTCGCACCAGAGAGGGCAGCCAGACCCAAGTTGGCGACGGTCACGTCACCGATGGTGATCCAGGCGCTGTTGGCGGCATTACGCAGTTTCAGCAGCGGGTTGGGACTGACGCTGGTGTCAATCCAGAGCTGATAGGCGTAAGTGGTGGTGGGGGCAGTAGAGCCAGAGTTTTGGCTGACGATTGCCGCCAGGATCGTGTTCAGCTCCGCCCGGAAGTTTGCACCGGACTGGTTAGCAAGGTTGTAATCAGTTGCCTGTGCCATTAGGTGATCTGCCTGCCGTGGCCAACGGCTTGGTAGTCAAAGGTCTTACTCACCATGCTACCTCCACTGTTTCTGAAGGTCACTGTGAATCCGGTGCGGCTAATACTGGAAAGGGTGAAGTAGTCGCCGGTGGCCATATCCTGCGCCGTGATGCCCACGCTTGGTGTGCCATAGAAGGCGGTTGGGAAGGTCACGCTATAAGCTGCAGCACCACTGCTGAGGTTGCGCTGCTGTTCGGTGCGGCGCTCGAAGTCAGCCTTGACGCCCAGCTCCTCCACCACCACGTTTTGCGCTGGGTTGCTGCTGGTGGCCACCAACTTGAACTGGAAGCCGCGACCACGGTGGTTGTTGTTGACGAATGGCTGCCAGTCGCGCCAAGTCGGGGTGCTTGATGGGTTGTCGGATGTTGTACGGACAAACAGTTGGCAGTTGGCCGCACCAAGGTCGTCGCCGTCGATGTCGTCCCACAGGTCGATCAACTCCAGGCGCTCATCCCAAGTGTTGCCGGGTTCGTAGGAGCGTGTCTTGAGGATTTGCTGCAGACCCAAGTCGTAGACAGCGCCTAGATCAAGGGTTTCAGCGAACTGGTACTCGCCCTCGCTAACCGCACCACCGATGTAGTCGATCAGACCCAAGCCATCCCAGTTGTTGTCGGTGGCCATGTCATCAATCAACTCATCCGCTGACAGCACCAGACCGACCTCAGTCTCGTTGTAGTACATGTCAGTGGCGGTGCCGTTGAAGGGCGGACTGTTGTCCTCCTCGCGGTATTCCTGCACCAAGAACAGATCCTGTGGTGCGGGCAGATCGACCACCACACTGGCTGTATCAGCAGATTCGTTGCCAAGGGAGTCAACGGCACGGATGAAGTAGGTGCCCTCCAGCAGTGGGACAATTTTGCGGGTGCTGCTGCCGGCAACTGCAGGCACGATGTCGTTCGAGCGTCCCCACGTGGCGGTTACGTCGGTTAGTGGGGTATGGCGGATGCGGACTTTGCCGCCGATCTTCACGTCAAGGTCAACCGCCTGCGGCCAGTACAGCTCAGCGGTATGCTGATCAATCGGGGCGATGAACAGGTCAGGGATGGTTTCCGGTGGCGCCGTCTTGCCAATGGCGTCATAGGTCTTGGTGGCAGCAGGGGATCGCTTGCTGTTGATTGCACCAACGGCGGTCACTTCAATCTCGTAACGCCCCACGTCACTGTTCTGGATTTCGTAATCAACAGAACGAACGTTGCTGCGTACCCAGTTGCCGTTGTTGTAGCGGTAACGCACCTCATAGGTAAGGGCACGCTCAGCAGCACGCCAGCCAACAATCAACTTGGCCAGCACCTGACCGTTACTTTCGTAAAGCACCTCATTGACAATCAAGTTGCTTGGCGCCAGTGGCGGCTCGTTCAGGTCTGAAACATCGCGTTGACTCAGTGGAACATCGCGCTCGATGTAGTCGTATTTCGTGCTGTTGTACGCGACAGCAGTGATTGCAAATGTTTCTTTGTCTTCCTTGACGGACAACACGCGCCAAGTTGACATGGCGACTCTGCTATCACCAATAGTCCAAGGCGCACCAGCCACAGGCGCCTCAGCCAACGTGGCACCCGGATAAATGGAGTTACCAACCAGTGTTGAGCCTGCAACGATTGCAAGTTGACCACTGGGCAGCAACACATTGAGGGTGAAACTATCGGGCGGACCGCTGGGGAACAGATCAACGTCAGTGCGATCCAATCGAACGCGAGTTGTAGTCGAGCCACTGGTGCAACGGCCAGAACGCACAACACCTGCACGCACCGGATCGCCGATCTTGATCAGATCACCAGGGCGAACCGTGATGCCGGCGGCAATGTCAGTACTGAAGCTGACAATCTCAGTTTCGTTTTGCTCTGTGTAGAGCAGCCATTCACCAACACGTCGCGCTTGTCCTTGACTTGTGCAACCAAACGCTGAAATCTCAATTTTGATGACACCGAACTTCTCAATGCCCGCCTTGTCTTCAACGACCTCATAGGCAAGGTCGCGAAGGTTCATGTCGAAATACTGCACCACAGCAACGGTGTGGCGAGTCTTGAGGCTGCTGCCGCTGTAAGAAAAACCTTCTTCGGTGACGTTTGTTTGGTTGAAGATGTAGGAGTAATCTTGCGGGCGATCCTGTGAAATTTCCAGTGACCCTGCCGACCAGAACGGCATTGCACGGAACACTGAGCACAGGTCGTTGATCAGCTTGAATGCTTCTTCTTGCGTTTGAATGATGACGTTGCAAGCAAAACGTGGCTCTTGACCACCCTTGCCATCAGGCACAAGCTGCCCCGAATACTGACTGGCAGCTAAAAAGCTCCATTTATCAAGTTGCGTCGAATCAATGTGATCGCCAAATCCATATCGCTTATTGGCTAAAAGATCCCAAAGAATCCAAGCGGGATCGGTTGTCCATTGCGCAGCGCCAAATGTGCCATTCCATGTGCCCGCATAAGTCAAGCGGCCATTTTCAGCGTCAACAGTAGCGTTACTAGGAATTTGTACTTTTATTCCACGAACACGGTACGAACGCTGGGGGATGCTGCTGAATTGCTCCGCATTTAACTTGACTGCAAACAATGCGCTGTTTGGATATCGCGTTTTGGCGTTAATTTTTTCTGTGTAGTCGTACCAATAGAAGTCACTATTTTCCGTTGTGCCACCTGACGGAGCGGCATCAGCACTGATGCGAACAACTCGAATATCAACTGGCGGTGGCGAAGTTAAATCAATGCGATGGATGCGTTGATAAAGATCAGCCGTGCGGCCAACAATCTTGTCTGCAAAGACTGTTGAATAAGGACCGCCGCTGTAAGAAACACGAATTTCGTAATCAATCCGACCGCCTTCAACGTCACCGTTATTTTTAAAAACTTGTAGCGCAGGAGTGCCAATGGTTACGCGAACTGCATTGACATCTGGATCAGTGATTGATCGAGTGACAGGCGTACTGTTTGTAACCTTGGTATTGACAACCGTGGTGCTTTGGTTTGCGTCGCCTACGTTTTGTGTATAGGACTGGAGTTGCGTGCCAGTGCGAAACTCAAAAACAGCACCAGTTGTATCAAAGTTGTAATCAGCGGCTTGAGCATTGGCCGGATCTGCGCTTTCGCGCAATATTGGCGTGTTGTTGAGATATACATCTTTCAACATTGCGGTGTTGTATTCCGCAGTGCCAAGTGTGTAATAACGCGCAGAAGGAAACCCCTCTATTTCACCTTCGCCAAGCAAGTCGATAATTCTTGCAACTTGCTTTGAGTCAAGGTTGTCAGTTGTGACCTTGGCGCTACCGCCACCACCACCGCCGCCGCCTTTACCACCGCCGCCACCACCGCCGCCAGAGCCGACAATTAGATCCTTAGGCATTGGTGACCTCCTCGGTATTGATACCCGCAGAAATAATTACACTGCCGGTAAAGACTTCGCCGTAAATCACTGGTACTGGCACACCTTGACGACTGACGTTTTGGATGCCGCTAAACGAATATGAACGCTTGGGATCCGTTGCGCTATCAGTGCCAGAGCTAATTGTTGAAGTTGGGGTTAGAAGTTGGGCAACGCCACCAAGAACAAGGCTGGCGCCAATGCCGGCAACAATTGGCACTGCTTGAGCACCAAAGGTAAATAATCCTCCAGCAAGAGCTGCTCCAGGCGCAAATAATATTGCAGCAGCAATCAAACCAACACCAGCCAAAATTTGTCCTGCGCCACTACCAGCGCCAGCAACGACAGGCACGATCCTGATGGCTTCTTGTGGTGCGGATGGGTAGTGCAGTTGCACCGGTTCATCCACAAGCTGCAAACCAAGCCGGCCAACAGTTACTTGGTATTCGCCTTCGCTCATCACGCCACGAAGGCTGGGGAAATTGGCCAGCAGGAAACGAATTGCCTCAGCCGGTGACTTCACCGCAACCTTGAAACTCCGCTGCCCCAAATGCTTTGCCAGCTTGCCGTAGACCTTGATGACTCGGAACATTTCAACACCTACTGGTATGCCGAACAATCAAGCCTGTGCTCTTCTGATAGTAGCCACCCCAAACGTCACGGCTACTGAGGCGACCGCGTAAATGGTGCAAAATCCTTTGCTCACCCACGTAGACCGCCACGTGGTTCAAACCAGGTGATCCGTCAAGCTGCATCAAAATTGCATCGCCATATTCCGGTTCACTCAATCCCAAATCAACAAAACCAGCAGCGGCAAAACACTCTTTGAACATTGGTGCTTTGTGGAAATCCAACATTGACGGCGGACGCTGCCAATCAGGCAAGTCAAGGTTCAATTCTTGTTTGTACCAGTCGCGTGCCAATGTCCAGCAATCACTGACGGACCACACCCATTGCCTTCCGATCAATGGAGCAGCGTACCCTTCCGGTTCAATGCAACACCAAATTTCCGTTCCAGGATTGCAGATGTACCAAAGCAAACCTGATTTTTCGCATGCCATCCGATCAGCCTCACTGGCTTGAGCCGGACTTTGTGGATGGCTATGAAACACAGCCGTGACTTCACCAGCTTCTTCTGCGCTGATGTAATCCTCAGGATCTAGGACGAAGAAGTCACGAGAATCCGCCAGGTTTTTACACGGCCAATACTTCTCTCGTCCCTTGATGACCACCACCAAACCACATGCCTCTCGTGGCGCCTCTTGCAGGGCGTGTTCAAGAGCAGCAGCTTTCCAGTGTGTCATCCGTAGAAGGTACCGGCGCTGGGGAATGATCCAAATGGTAAGTCGGCAAACTCACCAAAACGCTTCTTGCAGGAGCTGATGCGCTTACCGCAGACATCCTTGAGGGGATCATTTGTCCCTGTTACCACCCGAGGCTCTGTTGCACTGCTTTGTCCTTGCGACCAAAGAGAAACGTTTGCGCTTGTATAAAGATTCAAAACACCGGTATTGCCTATGTTCAATCGATTGTTTGCATTGCCAGTCACGGCAGTGATTTCATATTGCGGACCGGCTGAAGTCAGGACGCTAACAGATGGATTGTTGTATTTAAAAGGGTTGCCATCAGACAGCGTTTTTGTCAAATTGATTGCTTCGCCTTGATACCAAGTTCCAGTCGACGCAGTGATGGTTGCGCTTTGGATCAAGTTCCATGCATATGTTTGACCGCTGTAACTATTTTCCGTGGTAGGACTGGATTCAAATACAAATTCAACAGTTAAAGATCGACCGTCAATCGTAAAAGTTTCTGTTTGCGTATTGGTCAAACCAGCGGAACCAGGGTTAGACCCAACACATTCATATCCAAAACCACCGGAACGTCCAGTGGATACATCGGTTGGATACCAACCCAAAAATTGCATCGTTGTTGGCTGTGCTCTGGCAACTGTGTTGGTTGCCCAAATGGCTGAACTGCCGTTGTAAATAACAAGGTTGCCATCAGATTGCATCTGCAACCGATATGTGCCATCGCCGTAGACAGTATTGCTTGCCCAAGTGGCTACACCAGCCTTGTTGTACATAACAAAGTTGCCGTCCGATTGCATAACAGCGCGATACCAACCATTGGACGAAACAATCGCATCGCCTTCGTTTAAAACCTCTCCAACCGTCAATTCGTTGCCAAACGATGTTGCATTGAAGTTTGTTGCAGCCACTGAGTTCACGGGATTATCAAATTCGTCAAAGTAATTTGTCCCCTCATAGCCGCATTCTGCGCTGCGGTATTTCCACTGACAAATGTTTGCAATTACCTGCCGCTTGGGAGCGCGAACATTGGCCAAGTCAAACGATGCAGCCAATTCAAATTCAACGATTTCGCGATTCTCTAATGACTTGCGATCAACGTAATAAATCTCGCGTGGCATTTCTTCGTTGGCTGGCGTCCCATACGGATTG